CCACTGAACTCCCAAAAGGCGAAGTAGCAATAAACTACCCTAACTTTATGGAGCAGGTTGAATTAAATGCTCGTAAGGCGCCAAAGCATAAGCAGACAGCTGCAAATCACCTTAGAGAAATTTTGAACTCTATTGCTGAGAAATATGACCATGATATGAACCCCATGGGTGTTAAGTTAGTTAATTATCTGGGTCTGCCTTTCCAGACTAATCAGGACATTAGTGATTTGATGGTGCGCATTCTCAAGAATGAATACCCCGCTGTCTTTGATAAGGCGCTTGCATATGAAATTGCTCGGCGCCCTATGAATACAAAGTTGATTTATTTTGTTGGTGATTTCACGCAGACTAAGGCTTTCTACGAGGCTGGTCTTGATCTGATCGAACAGAAAGATGTAGAACATTACCTATCTGGTAAACCTAAGAAGACGGTTGGTAAACCTGCTGTAAGCAATGATTAATCACACTAATGTTGGTGTAGCAGTCCTTAATATCCTTTGCTTGATGGGTGTATATGCCGGTGTCCAGCATTACACCCATCATCATTGCATAGCAATTGCAGCACTTTGCGCAATTGTTTATCTAAAATAGATTTCATGGTATAATAAATATACGGCAATTTCGCTGTTTGATGTAACCTCTGGAGATACTTATGACTACTAACTCTAAAATTAAACTTAATCTTGATTCCCTCAAAGCTCGCAAAGAATGGAAGCGCCACAAAGTAAAAGATGGGCACAATATCTTCCGCATTCTTCCTCCTTTCGGCGAAGCATCCAACGGATATCCTTATCGCAAATGGCAGATTACTTGGGGCTTAGTTGACCCTGAGAGTGGTCGCGCTCGTCCTTTCGCATCGTCAATGACGTCCGAAAAGCGCTGTCCAATCACTGATTTTTCATACGCTCTGAAAGATCATGCGGAAACTATGAAGTCTCAATTAAAGGCTTCTGGTGCCAGCGAAGATGACATTAAGGTTCGCTTGAAAGATCTTCAAGATCTGATCAGCAACATCAGCCCAAAGACTGTATATATCTATAATGCGACGGATAAGTCTGGCGAAGTAGGTCTTCTCGAGCTTAAGAGCACTGCTCATAAGGATATGAAAGAGAAGATGACTCAGTATATTCATGACTATAATCAAGATCCTACTTCGCTTAATTCAGCTGATGATGATTCTGGCCTATGGTTTGACATCATTCGTCAAGGAACATATTACGATACTACTTATAAAGTAGAGAAGTGCCAGACCAAGGTAAAGAACGGCCACGCTGTTTCTTTCATGGATGACCGTTCTCCTCTTCCGGAATCTGTGGTAACTAATTATGACAATCTAGCGTACGATCTTACGGCTGTATATCAGACCAAGACTTATGATGAGTTAGATGCAATTCTACGAGCGAACCTTCCTAGCATTATCGAAGCGTGCCCGGATGCTGATCTTAGCAAGCAAGTTTCGTTGAGTGGTACTGCGGTACCTGGAATTGCTATCACTAAAAAGGCCGCTGGTAAAGTTAATCTTAGTCTTGACGGAGTTGATGAGGAAGATACCTCTGATGTTAAACCTGCTAAACTTGCTAAGACTGCGGTTGTTGTAGATGACGACTTCATGAAGGACGCCGACGCTATTCTCAATAGCTAATAAACATGAGTGAACTAACAACTAAGGTTGACGTCACTCGTCTCGCCATATATGTAAACAAGATACAGGAGCTTTCATCTATCAGTAAGGTGATGGCTCCTACTTACTTGCAAGACTATATTATTGGGCAAGACGTAGCTGCCGGACTCCTAGCAAAAGCAATGCAAGCAGATTCAAGGGCAAAGGCTAAGGTCGAACAGGCTGAAGCTATCGCGTACCTTGACAAAGCAAAAGGCTATCTAGAAGCACGAGGTATTAAAGATACTAGTGAGGCTAGAAAACAATACGTGAATGTAGATGAAGACGTATTGAAAGCCAAAGACGAGAGGGCTGGAACGGAAGCTCTTGTTTGTCTCCTAAAGTCTAAGCAATCTCAGTTAAGACAAGCACACGATGACCTAAAAAAGATCACCTATGGTGATCAAAACATGACAGCATATGAGGGAATGTAAATGAAAGTAAGATTCACAAAAGCAAGCAGAAAAGATTTTAATCTAGTAACCGTAAGCCTACCGGCACTTACAAATGCAGGTGTTAATGTAGGTGTTGGTGCGTATAGTTTGTCTCCTATCGGACTTGATAAGTATGAGCAATTCGTACTTACCATTTATCAAGGAACTAACGGCAATCGCAGAAAGGTTCATTTTAAGGTAAATAGGGCTTCTCGTACTGCTACTACCACCAACTGGCCCTTTAGCAACAGACCTCGAGTCGGCAAAGCTGTGCTTTATTCTGTTGCAAGCCAAGCTGACCTGATCTAAGGAGTATTTATGTCTAAGTGGATGAGTAAACTTACAAGTGATTTCGGAGTTGTAGCGGCACAGTTGAATAAGTCTGCTCTTCCAGTAGTTCCCACCAGATCGCCTTCTCTTAACTGGGCTACGGCGATCGGTGGCTTTCAACCTGGTAAGATTTCGGACCTATACGGACCTGAGAGTTCAGGTAAATCTTTATTGGCTATGATGGCCGTAGCAGACAACCAGAAGCGTGATCCAGATGCTATTTTCATCTGGTTTGATGCTGAATTCTCGTTTAACCTTTCGCTGTTTGAGAAGATTGGTGGAGATGCTACACGTCTTGTTGTACGCAAGAGCAAAGATCCTCTCAAGATCTTTGATTACATCGGTGGCGAGATGCGCGAAGCCCTACAAGAAGGAGCTCCGATTAAGGGCATTGTAATTGACTCTATTAAGGCCATTCGTTATCCCAAGGAAACGAATATGAAACAGACCACTGACCAAAAGATGGGTGGTACTGGTGCTAGTTACCTTCCGTCCACCCTTAAACTAGTTGTTCCTGTTATTGCAGAATACAATCTACTTACTTTCTTTGTTCAACAAGTCACTATGGAAATTGACCCAATGAAGGCGCTACGTAACCCGTACGTCATTACTGAAGGTAGAGCTCTTAAGTATGCTGCTGACCTTATGCTCGAGATCGTAAAGCTCGATACTAAGAACGGCATCATTGAGTCTGGCGAGACAATTTCTGGTGCTGCTCAGCAGACTGGTCATAAAGTTCGCGTTAAGGTTAAGAAGAATCGCCTTGGAGCTCCGGCTCGTATGGCTCAGTTTACTTACCACTATGAAAAAGGTATCACTGATACCGGTAGTGAGGTATTTGAGCTTGCTAAGTCTTTAGGTGTTGTGTTTCACCCTATTAACCCTGAGACTGGCAAATTGAACGTACAGCAGTGGCAGTTTGCTAACTACGATATGATCCGCGGTGAAGCTAACATGAAGAACTTCGTTGTTGCTTCTCAGAAGATACAAGATGAGATTATGGCTGCTTGCTATGCCTGTAAGGATAGTGAAGTACAATTAGATGCAGCAGGTGTCGTTGTAGATGCTGATAATATGGTTGATCTTGGTTTCGAGGCATAAAATGCGTCCGTATATGCTCTGCGATAACTGTGAATGCCAATGGGAAGAAGACGAATCTGAGGATTGTTGTCCTGAGTGCGGCAGTGAAGACTATGAGGTTATAGAGGAATGATTACTGCAATTGGCGATGTAATGAGGAGATGCTATGACAAAGGTTGGATTACGACTCGGGATGGTAATGCTAGTCTTCGCCGGAGCGGCAGTAATACTCTGTACATAACGCCAAGCGGTGTCAGAAAGAATAAGATTGAAGTCGAACACATCATTAAGATAAAGGTTCATGCTTATGAACCTATTATTCCTGATGGTTCTAAGCCGTCTGGTGAACTTCATATGCACTGGATGCTTCAGCGTCAAGGCCTTAAGACTAGGGCAGTTATTCACGTGCACCCCACACATGTAATTGCGGCGATGCATGCTGGTTGGGATTTACAAAAGATGTGTAAGGACTTTGCAGAAATCTATAGGTATACTAGAGTAGGTCCGAATGTCCCTGCTATTCCTGCAGTGACGGAGGCTTTGGGCAATGCAACGTATTTGGCTTTATGTCCTACTGATAGCCTTGAGTATGATATTGTCGGTCAAGTTGGTCATGGCATCTGCGCAGTTGGCCCAGACCCTTGGGCTGCCTATGAGCACATTGAGCGTCTAGATCATATCTGTGAGATTGTCCTTAAGAGTGGAGTTAAGCCATGTTAGTCGATTATGTAACAGCGGCTGGTGAGAATATAGTATATGATACTGGTGGCGGATTGCTCTGTGTAGCTGATCTAAATGATATAGCATTCATGTATGCTCAAAAGCATCCAATGATCCTACCTGATACAGTTTTTATGCGTGTAAATGTTTTAACTGAATTTGTTAAAATGGCTGGTATTAGTTTGAGCGTTGCTGATACTAGTATTCCAAAAACTATATTATTATATAGCGGTTGTGGAGTACTTACTATTAAACCGCTTCCATGGGGTTGGCAAGGCCCTGAAGTATTAGTTGGAACGAGAGCTGATTTCGACGAATATGACATTGATGCTATCTTTGAGAAGATCGTATTAAAGGATTGCGAGCGTGAATAATGCGCGTTTTATTTGTGGGAGACCCTCACCTTAAGATTAATCGCTTTGATCTAGCAACCAAATTTCTTGTTTGGCTTGATAAACTTATCGCTGAACAAAAACCAGACTTAGTAATAAACCTTGGCGATACCTTTGATACACATGCTGTACTGCGTTCAGAGGTCATGAATGTGTTTATGGCTCATGTCTACAGGACAATAGGTCAAGGTACTCCATATGTCTACCTATTGGGTAACCATGACATGTATAAGCCTAATGACGCTAAATATCATGCTATGCTTCCTTATAAGAACAAGATTAAGGATTTATATGTAGTAGATGAGGTTCAAGACCTATTTGATATGACTTTTGTGCCGTATCAGGTAGATGGAAATACTTTTCCAAAGCATACGCTTCCTATATGTGTAGCGCATCAGACCTTTATAGGAGCAGATTATGGACCAATCCGTACCAAAGATGGGGTGGATGCGAAAAGCATTACAGGACAAGAACTTATTGTCTCAGGGCATATCCATACGCGATCTATCTGCGGATCCGTGCTATACGTCGGCTCTCCATTTAGTCAGTCTGCTGGAGACGTTGATCAAGTCAAAGGAATCACAGTTATTGATACGACTACGTACAGAACGACATTTTACGAATCACCTCTACCGAATTGGCGCAGGCTACGAGTCAATGTAGATCAAACTTTAGATATGGCTACTGTACATGCTTTAGTACAACAGGATATTACTGATAGTAAAGACCATTGGGTTCTCGAACTAAAAGGTCCTAAAGCTGAGATAGTTGGTTATTTAGGTTCTGAAGAGTACATCAAAGCTATTGACGGGGTTGATGTAAAAGTGAAAACAGAGTACACCGACAAAGAGAAAAAGAAGCTCTCTATCGAATCAAAGAGTATGGATCACATTGTATCAGAATATGTTGCTAAGGTATACAATGGCACTTTGTCAAAAGAAAAGCTTACAGAAGTTGCAAAAGCTATTCTGAGCGAGTCTAGATTAGGTAAATGAAGTTATCCACCTGGTATAATAGCTGAGTGGTGGATAACACCTAGGAGTGGACATGGACGATAAACAATTAGTTGAGTACATAGATCAGCAGAGATGGTTGTTAAACAACGGTCTCGTGCCAGATTCTATTAAAAATCAGCTATTTATTTTTGGTTCTATTGTTCATAAGGATGTATGTGCTGTTGAAACTCACATTCATGCTGAAGAGAAAGTAATCGAGTATGTCATCTATTTTAAGAAGGACATATTAGATATGATCTCCAAATATAAAGAGTTATCTACCGCCACATCGCTGTTTGGTATGTGGCAATTTAAGCGCCTCTTAAAGAGGGAGGGTAGTTTAGATTTCCATAAGATGCTGAACCATTTTGTTAGCGACTTTTGTGGTCCAAGGTGGACTGCTAAGTTAACACTTTTGAACTTCGATGTGTATGTAGATAGCATTGGAGAAGAAAGTGACCCCGAACAATCAGGTTAGCAACCTAATAAATTGCCTGACTAATGACGAAGATAAACGTCAAGAACTATGGATGCATTATCTAAGCGGTAATGAACCTTCGACCCTTGCTTCTCACCTCTCTAAGTTAGATCGAGAGTATAACCTCGACTCTCAAATTCAGTCCTATCTCTGGGACATGTTTAAGAACCCCCTATCTGAACGATTCCAAACATTGTTAAGTCACTTTAGTGAAGTAGAGCAATCTATTGTGTGCCTACTAGCACTTGGATTAGATGCAGGTCAAGTTTCTGCGTATAAAGGTATTAGTATAGTACGTATCAGGCATGTCATAGACGTAATCAGGTATAATAGTATCTGGAGCGAACTTTATGGCATTAAAGAAACGACTAACAGATGATGAAAAATATGGGCTTAGCGAAGAAGAGATTAAATTAGCAGAGAAGTACCTTCGTAAATTCAAGACAGCCGGCGCGCTAAAAGAGCTTGAAGCCGCTAAGCTTTTCGAACTCTACCTCCTAGGTGAGAGTCTATCTAAGATTAATCAGCAATTTCCACAGTATGAAATGGGTCAAGTGTGCCTTACGGCTGCGCTTCGCAAGTGGCCCCATGACCGTGACAGGATGATGCATACCCTACAAGATAGGGTGAAGGCCAAAGTAGTTAAGTCTGTCCTAGAGCAAGTAGACTTTTTAACAGCTATGATGTCTGTAGCCAATGCTGAACATCTAGAGAAGATGATGCGCTATTGCCAAGACCCAATTAATAACCCTAAGCCAGATATGCGTATCTCTAATATCAAAGAGTATAAAGATGTATGCGAGACACTCTCTAAGCTTGTTTCTAGCACAACTCCAGCTAATAAACCTAAGCCAAACCCCATGTTTGATGCTCTTAGTCCTCAACCCTCCAAGAAAGAGTTAGAAGAGCCCAAAGAGGATGATGCAGCTACTATATTAGCTGAAGTAGTAGGAATCAATGGCCAAGACAGCTAAACCTAAACTTACATTTGATCAGCAGAGAAAACTACTACTGACTCCTTGCAATACTAGACAAGAGTTGAAGAACTGGATTAAGTATCATCTAAGTCTAGAACTTCCAGATGTTACTGTGTCGCGCTATTCTGATACTAATCCTCTAGATGTTATCTGGGAAGTGTATCGTATTTGCGTTCTAAAGCAGAACCCAGATAACATCCAGGAACTTTTATTCGTTGCAGGTAGGGGTTCGGGTAAGACTCTTGGAATGGCTATTGCTGAACTTATGATCTTACTGCATGACTCACGTGATATTGTGCACGTAGGGGCTATTCAGAATCAGGCTGAACGTTGCTATGCTTACCAAAAGAACTTCCTTTATAATCGTAAGTTAAAACCTATCGTGATGCCGCCTGATCTTCCAGAGGATGTCCGCATCCTTGAGAAGGCTAACATGTCTAAGTCTACATTCAATTTAGGCTATGATAAGGTTACACTTGAAGTTATTCCTTGTACGTTAAAGGCCTGTAATGGTCCACACGTTCCACTTGTAGTAGTAGATGAGATTGATACGGTTTCTGGTGAGGGCGTAAAGGCTTTCAAAGAAATATCAGGCATGCTTGACTCTAAGGGCGGAAAGAAAGCCCTACGTGTAGGTATTTCTACGCGTAAGAGTCGCTACGGATTAATGAATCAAAAAATGGAAGAGATTCAAGCCACGAATGATAAGACTCGCGCTGTGCGTCGTTGGACTGCATTTGAGTTTACTGAGCGTTGCCCTGACTCCCGTTCCGGCACTCAAGAGATTGATTTATATATCAACCAAGATAAAATGGATGTTATTGGTCCAGAGGCTTTTGCTAAGAAGGACAAGAACAAGCAGAAAGATTATGTCCTACATAAAGCTCTCAATGGCTGTGCTACATGTCCATTGTTTGCTATTTGTCTTACTGATGCTAAGAAGCAAACATCTACATCTCCAATGTTAAAGACTTTAGATGAGATGATTCAGAAGGTTCGTTCCGAAGGCGCAGATTGGGCTATGGCTCAGCTAATGAATTTGAAGCCCTCTGTTGAAGGTATCGTCTTCCGTGAGTTCGAAGATAAGATTCATATTAAGGATTGGAATGAGATGTGGACAATTCTTACTGGGAAAGAGTTCCCAGGTGAGTGTACACATGATATGTTTGTCAAGAAGTGCCACGAGTTAAGACTATCTTGCTACGCTGGAATCGACTGGGGATTTTCTGCGCCTAATACGGTCGTATTCTTCTTCGTGGATTCTCGAGATAATATTTATATTGTGAAGACAGATGGGATGACCTATATTAGTTCACCAACATGGATTCACCATATTAAGACTAAGTATCACACTATGTATCGTTGTCAGTTATATGTTCCTGATGCTGCTGACCCTGGCGCCATCATGGAGATGCAGAAGGCAGGTCTACCCGTTGCTAACGAGCCAGATAAGGGCGCTATTAATACAGGTATTCAAGTAATTAAGAAGTTCTTAAAGAGTCCAGGCTCTACAGAACCTAAGATGTTTCTTGCCAAAGAGACAACGGTGCCTCTTGTTAGGGAGTTTGGGCTATATCACTATAAGGTAGATGCTGCAGGCCTTGTAACTGATGACCCCGATACTGAGCATGACCACTGGATTGATGCTCTTAGGTATCCAATGACTCTATTATTTGGTAAGTCAACTATTATTTTGGGTGGTGGCCTATCTTTTGATGTAACAGCCGGTCTACAAAGTAAAGACGGCAGTTTTAACCGTATGCCTACTCCCACAGAGTATGCTTTAGTGCAGGGGCTCAAACTTAATACAGAGGAGCCCGATAAGTCTAAACTTGGGAAAATCGAAACTAGGAAAGACATCGATGACTCAGATGATGATGGACAAGATGGCAGTGGTGGGGGCTTCTTATGGTCTTTCTAGTCGACATGTTATAATGATTGAATGCTTAAAACATGTAATGGACCATGTAAATTAGATAAAACTATTGAGTCTTTTCATAGAGGGAATGGTAGTTTTGGTCGCAAATCGCGATGTATAGAATGCTGCAAGATAAGTTATAAACCTAATTCTAATACATATAAACGTGAATATTATCGTGATCATGCAGAGAAAATAAAAGACTCTACAAGGCGCTATCAGGATAAAAATAGAGAAGCACTTAGAAAGCGCAACAGAGAATATGATGCAAATCATAAACCTCAGAGAGCAGCTAGAGAAGCTTTCCGCAGAGCGCAAAAATTATGTGCAACTCCAAAGTGGTTAACTGATGAACATAGAGAAACTATCAAGCAACTCTATGTTTACAGAGATGAGTTGAGGCATCAAAGCGGTATAATGTACCACGTAGACCACATTGTTCCGCTTGTTAGTAAAACCGTTTGTGGACTACATGTACCCTGGAATTTACAGGTTATTCTAGGTAATGAGAATTTAAAGAAAAGTAATAGGGTGTAACTTTGGCCTTCTACGATGATTGGTTGAAAAAAAGAGTCAGGGGCGAAATTGATGAGCTCTTGAAGTCCGATAGCGAAGCTGCTCCAAGCAGTGTCGCTGAGTCTGCTAATGGCGATAGCATTCCCGCTGTTCCTGAAGCAGAGCATGATGCGTCCTCTCAGATAGGTCGTAAAGCGATCGTTGATGATCCTTATTTCGACATGATGGGGAACAACGCGAACTATAAGTTCAAGATGACCCGTATCTCGAACAAGACCCTTAAAGAGGTCTCTGTTCGCGACTGGTTGGTCTCAGCCATCATCCAATGTCGTGTTGATACTCTTGTAGCCTTCTCCCGTCCGGAACACCGTCGTCATGAAAAGGGTTTTAGGATTGTTAAGAAGGAAGCCCTATCGCACTATACTGAAGAAGAAAAGCAAGAGATTGCTGCTTTAGAAGATTTTATCTATCACTGTGGTCGTAAGGAAGGTACTCCTGCTGATGACCGTAGGTTGTTTGGTGACTTCTTAAAGCTTATTGGTCGTGACGCCCTTACATTCGGCCACGTAGCTATTGAAAAAGTTAAGACTAGAGCTGGCGCATTGCATCGTTTCCGTCCTCTTCCTGCTGAGTCTACATATCTCGTTAACAAGAATCTAAGCAGAGAACAGATTGAAAGCCAAGTTACTAGGGCTCAACAACTCATTAAACCTAAGAGTAATAATGATCCTAGGGCTGAACAGGTTGTTAATGAAGTCACACTTGACTACATTAAATACATTCAAGTTAGCTATGATAATCGCGTTCTAGCTGAATTTGGCGATGAAGACATGATCTTCAAGTTATTTAACCCTCAGAACTTTGCTGATGCTCAAGGATATTGCTATTCGCCTCTTGAACTAGCTATTATTAATATTACTAACCATCTAAACGTTGAGAACTATAACGCTAACTTTTTTACCCATGGTTATGCTGCTCGTGGTGTATTGCACCTTAAGGGCACTGTTACCCAATCTCAGCTTATGAACTTCCGTAGGAATTTCTCTAACAGCATCACTGGTGCTCAAAATGCTTGGAGAACACCTATTGTTTCTGGTCTAGATGAAGTTCAATGGGTTCCTATGTCTGCCTCTGCTCGCGAGATGGAATACATTAACTTTAATAACCATTTGATGCGTATCCTGTGTGCTCAATTCCAGATTGACCCTACAGAACTTGGTCTAGATTACCTAATTAGCGCTACTGGTTGTGCCCCCAATCAGCAAGCCAATAACGAATATAAGATTGCCTACTCTCGCGAGCGCGGTCTTGTTCCTATTCTTATGTTTGTTGAGGACATGATCAATTGCGACGTTATTCCGGCTATTGATAAGAGCTTAGCTGAGAAGTATAAGTTTGTATTTACGGGGTATACGGATGAGACCCCGCAAACTGAGATTGCTCAGATGCAGGCTGAAATGACTGTATGGAAGACAATGAATGATCTTCTTCAGCAGAGTCAAAAAGAAAAGATTAATGAAGTAGCAGCAGATCTCCCACTAAACCAGGCTTTCTGGGCTCTAGTAGAGAAGAACTACACTCGTGGAGAGATTCGTGAGTATTTCTTCAAAGATAAAGGTGCTTCTCAAAGACGTGAATTGCAATATATTCCTGGTGATCAGGCTTTCTTAGCTTGGCAACAAGTATTGCTCACTATTGATCAAATGGACGATCAAAAGAAGCAAATGGAAGCTCAAGCTCAGCAAGCTCAATCTGAGCAGCAGATGAAGATGGCCCATGAACAGCAAAAGCATGAACACGCTGAAGCTAAACACTCTCGTGATAAAGAGAAGCATAACTTAGATGCTGAGACTTTAAAAGCTAAAGCTGCCCACGATGTTGTCCAACATGGGAACTCTTTAAGGGATACTGCTAAGCAATTTGGTGCTACTGCTGCTACTAATGTAGGCGGTAAGGCAATGGCTAATCCTATTAATAAGCTAGGTGAATAATGCGTGTCAGAGAGGACACAGGTGAAGTAATCTCTGACGAGGCAAATTACTCAGTTATGATGCTAACTAAGCTTCTTTTTCGCTTTGAAATCATAAATGAAGAGCAAGCGCTCAATATGGCCACCAAGTTTCGAATTCTTTTTGTATAAAGAATGATATGGGATTAATTATTTGTGAAGGATTAGATAGAGTTGGGAAGACATCTGTTGCCAATTTCTTCCAAGATAAAGGTTATGAAGTTATTCATATGTCTGTTCCTCCAAAAGGACAGACAGCAGATCTATTTTTGGAAGAGATGATGGAATTAATTCAGAGAGCAGCTACTCAAGATATCTTTCTTGATAGATCATACTATGGAGAAGCGTGTGTTTGGCCAAGTATTTATAGTCGTAAACCATTAATAGATGAAGACGGACTTGAAGTTCTTAGGGAACTTGAAAATGCTGTTGGCGTGGAACGCATTCTTATGTATGATCCTAATAGCGAAGCTCATTGGCAACGCTGTGTGGAAAACAAGGAACCGCTAACAAAGCCACAGTTTGTAAAGGCTAGAGCTGCATTCTCTAGTATGGCGGATAAATATGAGTTCCAAAGAAAAACTCTCAAAGATTTTCCCAATGCCGTCCAGCCGCTCCCGCCAGGACCGAAACCTGTGGATCTTCTTCCAGGAGAAACCGACAGTAAATCTGCTACTACTTCTAACCAAGCTGCAAGTGATAAAACTCGAGAACAACTAAAACTCGAACGCGCTAATGCTATTAACGAAGTGCTGTCTAAGCGTATACTAAAAGGTAAAGGACCTATGTATGACGAACTCGAGCGCAGCGTTCGTCACTTCCTAAATGGGGAGCTAGGTAAAATCTTTGGGAATGGCGCATCACCTGCGCAAGGTTTTTCTAATGATGAAGTGGAAATTTTAAGGTTCTTTTGTAAGAAATTAAAGGAGAAAGACAATGGCTAAGGGTTTTAGAGAAAAAGCTGAAGTAAATCGTAAGGAACGTCTACGTGCAATTGAGACTGAACTTAAGAATTCACAGATGTCTACGCGCATCTCTCAGATGCTATTAAAGCAGATGATGGATAATCTGCAAAACATGCAGCAGGATCTCGGTAGAGCTCTTGGTTTGATCAACGAGCTGCAATATAAGATTCTTGCTGTACAAGAAGTCTCTGGTCTTGATCTCACCAAACTTGGTGATATTGCTAATGGTCTTCGTCTTAAGGACTTCAATGAAGCCTCTGACAAAGAAGACGCTGCAAAAGGTTTCACAGTTGGTACTCTAGTAGAGAAGAATTCTACTATTATCGTTACTTCTAGGACCGAAGATGCTGATAAGGGTATCTTTCGTTCGCGTGTTGCACTCGCTGAATGCGGCGTAAAAGACCTTCAGGATGGTTTCTTGGGTCGTGATGTTGGCGCTAAGATTATCACTACGCTAAATGGTGTTGAGCACGAAATCGAACTTCTAGCTATTCGTAATCCTGCTCCTGCAGTAGAAGCACCACAAGCCGAAACTGCTGCCCCTGCAGAAATGACACACTAATGTCTTCTGGGGACAATAAGATGGACCCAAGATGCCCTCGATCACTTGAGAGCATGCCAACCTCTTATTGTCCTCTAGCTGTTATGCGCTTGAGGGCAATAAGAACAGCTGGCAAAGAACTAACCGAAGAAGAGGAAGCAAATCTTCCAGGTTGTCCGTGGGCCGTAAACCACCAGATGTCCAACTATTGCTTTTTTAGTTACATTCAGCAGTACTCTGGAGATAAACCTCCCTCTGATATAGAGGTTGCTTCACTTAACTGTATTTCAGTGGATACCGTGAAGAAGACCGAGAAGTCTGCTCTTGTTAAAATCCGTGAGACTGAACAATTCAAGTCACTTAAAGAGTCGATG